ATTTTCTTTTTACTTTCGGGTATAGGTGTATATTCGATGAATGGAGCGTGGCTATACTCGTAACCTTGCCAATGTGGATACCATCGACGAGAAAGATGTACAGACTGGGGCTTTTCCATATATTCAAAGTCTAACTCACCTTGACTATTTATCATCTCTCCCACCCACTCATATAATTGAACACCGCCTCCTTGATTTTTACGAATTTCTTCACGAAAGAGTTTACGAATAAAGTTACGTGATACCCAATCACCATAGAATGGTGTTCCCTTATACCAACCCGTTTTTGGTATTTTACGACTAGGATTTTCTATGGGTAATGGTTCATATAGTTTTATATCAGCATTATAAAACTCTGAAAGGCCTCTTGCCTGTTCAATATACTTACGTGCGAGTTCTTTTGTTGCCTCTTCTGGATTATCTTGTCGACAAAGATGATGGCGAATATCAATATTGCCAAAATAAAATTCGATATCAGCGTAATTACCTTGAGGGATAAAACTATCTAATCCTTCTTTCAATGCGCCATGCAATGTTTTAAACGGTATTGATATATTGCTCCAACCTCTTCGATACATACATATGGCATGACTATCACCGATAGCTATTTTATTATGATCATTTAAATTATTTGGTTCTATTAAAGTGGCTTCTTTACAAATTCTTTTTAAATTGTCCCAATCGACTTCATTCCATTCAGGATCAAACCATTGACCTTTTTCTTTTGCCTTATCTAGCTTTTCTTTCATGATAGCATAATAATCTACCATCGGTATAGCAAGAGAATACACCATACCTTTAAATTTAGAGAAGTTAACGAAATTATAGATGCCACTATAATTTTGTAAACCACCAAACAAATTTAATGATCCGCCCCAGTCATTACCATGATATATGAACAGAGCACCATATTCATTCCAATCTTCTTTATAAAGTTGACCAGACATACACACTTCAACATTAAAACCAGCTTCATTCAGCTGATCTGCATAAATGACACCCTGTGCGGCACGATGACTGTCCATAGATTTGGACATTACATTAAATGGACATGCAACTAAGCTGCGCATTGATCTTTCTCCCACTGACGATATGAATCTATTCTATCATAAATCGTCTCATCTTGTAAAACAGGTTCTGTACCTACGTTCCAGAAAAGTATATCCTGACTAGTATTTTTAGGTATATACTTCCACACTTTTCCGTCATATGTATCGATAGTGGGAAACGGAGGTAGATTTTCTTTCTTCTCTGATTGAGTAAACTGTAACGGTTCAGATGTGACATCACCTCTGCCTAACTCGCCTGCTTTAAGGTTCCGAGCAACAGCCACACAACGGAAGGTAGCATTGGGCCATGCAATCTGAAGAGCTCTTGTGAGAACACCAGTAGAGATAGCGACGTATACGATTTCGGGCTCAGGAATCTTACTAGCCGCATAGACAATTCCTGCAGTAGCGAGCTCGTGTTTGAG